GCCTACAAAGAGCAGCGCGATAGAGCTACATCCATCATCGCTGATATGCAGAAGCGGCAGCGTGATGTAGCAGAACTTGACGCCAGATACACAAAGGAGCTTGCTGATGCTAATGCGACTATCGAAAGTCTCCGTGCTGATGTTTCTGCTGGGCGTAAGCGCCTGCAAGTCGTCGCCACCTGTGCAAAGTCAACGACCGGAGCCAGCAGCATGGGCGATGGAGAAAGCCCAGGACTTACAGCAGATGCTGAACTCAATTATTACCGTCTCCGAAGTGGAATCGACAAGATAACCGCGCAGGTTAACTACCTGCAGGAGTACATCAGGATGCAATGCCTCGATTAACAGAGCCAGCTCAATCGCTGGCCTTTTTTATGAGGAGAGATACAACCTGAATCAATGCCAGGGCATTATCAACAAATGGATCACTGGGTAAGCTCGTTTGGTTTTAAATGTCCGTCGAGAATCAGATTGTGATTTTCCCGATGCAGAACCAGTGTGCCCATATAATCAGGTTTAAATCTCCATCCATTCATTTTTTTTGCAATTCTGGACAGACAGTGATTATGTGTGAAAATCACAGTAACGTGATCTGATTTTGATATTTTAAGGATGTTATTTACTGCGTTATCATCACATGTCGATATGTCCGGAATAGTTGCTGTCTTACCTCCCGAAAAAAAAGTGGCTGTCTGCATTGTTCGGAGTGTGTCTGTAGAATAGAGACTGTAGTATGGAAACATTCTTCTGAATTTATCTCCATATTGTTGAGCTTTGTTAGCTCCGTTTACTGTGATTCCCTCATGTGCTGAAAGACATATTCTTTGGGAGCGATCGCATCTTTCCCCATGCCGGATGAGAAAAATAATGGGATGTTTCTGGTTAATCTCAGTGACATCATTCACATCAAGTCTGACTGGAGTTCTTACAATGTGTATGATGGATACAGAAACGATTATGACAAGTAAAAATATAAGAAGAGATTTTGTTAGCGTTTGATTTAACATATAAATTCCCTTGTCTGTGTTGAAAATGGGCATTATTATGCGTAAATCTTATGTAATCCTTAAGGATTGTCTGACGTGGTGATATGACGCGAAATACAGTGGGTACACAGAATGCTGTGAACAACGACGAAATGGGCACTGGTAGCGGTACTGGTGCTTTTTTTATTGGTTGGTTGCTCAAGTCTTGATAAAGCGCGTTAGCTTTTTGGTATTGCCTCTTAGGTCTGTAAAATTGCCGACGGTGTCCGGCAGTGCATGCAGGGCTGATCGTCTATGAGAACAGAATATATTGCTAAAAATGAAGTGTACGTCAATGCTTATAAAGCATGTAATTCTGTATTTCTAACTATTCAATAAAATAAATTCTTTCTGTCGCAGTGAATATACAAATGTTGATCAGCGCTCGATGTGGCGACGGGTTTCTATATCAGGAGACTTTAGCATTTATCCGCGAGGCCGCCTGTCTGGTGCTGTAGTGGAATGAAGCGGATATAACCTAAATAAGGTTAAACATTAATCAGACATGGCTCTGCTGTGTGAAATCTGAAAATTTACAGCAGTCATTGTGCATCAGTTTTTAACAGAGAACGTCAGAAGGTGACATGGCAAAGCTGGACTGGAAAAAGCTGGAGCAGGCATTTCGACGCGAACATGTCAGAACCGGCATAAAACTTCAGGACTGGTGCCGTCAGAACAATATCAGTTATGACACGGCTCGGCGGTACATTAAACTGCGCAAACACTCCCCCAGAAATACAGAGAAAAGTGCGCAGAAAAATGCGCAAATTGATGATCAAAAAAGTGCGCAGAAATCTGACGGCAACTCCAGTCATGACGAGCCTTCAGGCGATGATGGTTGTGATGAAAAATGCGCAAATTTGGCAGAAACGAAACGGACTCGTGGTTCCAGACTTTTGCCACCTTCAAATGCTTTTTCTCAGCGTAACACCCACGCCGTCAGACACCGTGGATACGCGAAGTATCTCGAGGCAGATAACCTCATAGATGATGCAGTCGGAATGGAACTTGCCGATGAACTGGTGTTTACCCGTGCCCGCGCACTTTCAGTAACAGGAACATTGAAAAAGATGTTCGCCGACCTGAAAGAGGCGGCTGACGTGGAAACACGGGTAGCTCTGTACGACAAAATACTTAAAGCCGAACAGGCTCTTGACCGGAATATTGCCCGTATAGAATCAATTGAACGTTCTTTGCTGACACTGGACGTCCTGGCTGAGACAGCACCAAAACTTCGTGCTGACCGGGAAAGAATCAACGCAGCCAGAGATAAACTCAGAGCTGAAACCGATATTCTGACCAGCCAGCGTCGGGGCGTTGTTACGCCTGTCAGTGACATCGTGTCATCGCTGCATGAAATGAGTAATTCGGGGAGACTGGATGACATTCCGGAAGAATGAACCGCGATGTGATGAGCCGTCAGAAATGACCGAGGCTGAACAACGTCTGTTCATCATGACTAAACTGAGCAATCCCTGGTGGCGGCTCAATCATCTCTACAAAATACAGAACGAAAAAGGTGAACTGGTCACCTTCAGAATGCGACCGGCGCAGCGCCAGTTGTTCCGGAGCATGCACAATAAAAATATTATTCTGAAAGCGCGCCAGCTGGGATTTTCCACAGCCATTGATATTTATCTTCTCGACCAGGCATTATTCATTCCGCATCTCAAATGCGGGATCGTCGCTCAGGATAAACAGGCTGCCAGTGAAATTTTCCGCACAAAAATTGCTGTACCGTTTGATCATCTCCCTGACTGGCTGAGAGCCTCATTCACCATCGTTGAACGTCGTAGCGGTGCCAGCGGTGGCTATATCCTGTTTGGTCACGGCTCGAGTATCCAGGTGGCAACCTCATTCCGTTCAGGTACGGTGCAGCGCCTGCATATCTCAGAGCACGGCAAAATTTGCGCGAAATATCCGGCTAAGGCGAAAGAACTGCGAACCGGTACGCTTAATGCCGTCTCTGATGAATGCATTATTTTTGATGAGTCCACTGCTGAAGGCGTGGGTGGTGATTTTTACGAGATGAGTAACCGAGCACAGGAGATCACTGCATCAGGCTTATCGTTGACGGCACAGGATTATAAATTCCATTTTTACGCCTGGTGGCAGGATCCTAAATACAGCGCCAGAGTGCCGGAAAGCGGGCTGAAGCTGTCACGGGAAAAAATGACGTATTTTTCTGCGGTTGAGAAGGCAATGAACATCACGCTTACTGATGAACAGAAGCAGTGGTACATCAATAAGGAAACTGAACAGCGTGAGGAAATGAAGCAGGAGTTTCCCTCAACGCCACAGGAGGCGTTTCTGACGTCCGGACGACGTGTGTTCAGTGCCGAAAGTACGTTGCAGGCAGAATCATTCTGTTCGCCACCGCTGATTGTTTATGACATTGAACCTGTTACAGGAAGGAAGACTAAAGCGCAGTCTCTGCGTGACGGGAATAAAGCCGAACAGCACCGGACGCTGATGAATTATCTGATGGTCTGGGAGCTACCGGATCCAGATGAAGAGTATGTCTGCGGAGCGGATATTGCTGAGGGGCTTGAGCACGGGGACCGCTCATCGCTGGATATCATCAGATGCAGTAATGGTGAGCAGGTGGCCCACTGGTTTGGTCATCTTGATGCGGAGCTTTTTGCTCATCTCATTGCGCAGGTCTGCCGTATGTACAACAACGCGTTTGTGGGGCCGGAGCGTAACAATCACGGACATGCCGTTATTCTGAAACTCAGGGAGCTCTATCCGACGCGTTATATCTACAACGAACAGCACCTTGATCAGGCATATGATGACGATACGCCCCGCCTTGGCTGGCTGACAACCCGTCAGAGCAAACCTGTTCTGACCGAAGGAATGAAAACGCTCCTGAATAATGGAATATCAGGGATCCGCTGGTCAGGCACATTATCGGAATGTAGTGGCACACTGAATTTGGCCACCTGAACAGAGGTGATATGCTCACCTCAGAACAACACAGGTGCTCCAAT